TAATATTTTTCGCCTACAGCGACAAGTAGTGCCTCTCTACCCCTCTTACTTGCACAATCACCACAGATGTCTATAACAGTTGCACTAACTACATCTTTACGAAAGCATAGTAAACATACACCCTCTTTGTAGTTATCTACCCTTGTCTGTTCGTTCTTTTGGTGCAGATTCCAAAGCTTCTGACCAATATACGAACCTACATTGACAGGTAGCTTCATGCTTCAGCTAACCTTACCTTTTTTAAAGCATCTTGCAGTATTATGTAAACGTTGTTTGCAGAATAGTCATTTGTAGAAACTTTTCTACTCATCTTCTTTATGTCTTCAATAGTTTCGTCTATGAGCTTGTAATCTGCTGAATAAACTGATCCTGCTCTCTTTATAGTGTCATTGTATGCTTTTGTATAAACATCCACCTTATGCTCTTTTACCTGCACTGTCTGTTTTGTAATCTCCTTATGCTCATGTGGTTTATCTTCACCTACATGAGAATGTTTAGTTCCGTCTTTATGTTTATGCTCTATCATTTTCTTCTCTGTCATTATCCCACCTCCTTGTTGACTCTAATTCACTCTTTACTACTTCTCTTGCATCCCTAACTGTCATAAACGCCTTGTTTCTCAACTCATCAATAGTCTTTGTCTTCTTCCATCCAAAGTCTACTGACGTCTGTAAAATACTCTTAACAAGACTAAAATTATCTGGTGTTATGCCATCTGGGTAACTCTTCTTGCTCATTGTAGTTCCTGTTCCACTTGCTGGTGCTCCCTGATTCTGTCCTCCGGGATCAGACGACCTTCCTCTTTTTGGTTCTCCTTGAAAACTTTGTTTATTCTCTTCTTTCTGCCCCATCGCATTTCCACGACCTTGTTTCGGTAGCATCTCTTCCTGTGCCATCATCATTGGGTTTATAATCGGATCTTTTGACACTTTGAATTCTCCTGTATGTGTTCTTTTTACTTCAAAGCCCATAGCTTGCATTGCTGCCATGTTTTGTATCTCTGTGGACTGCGTTTGCAGTTCTCTTAACTTGTCTGTTTCTTCTCCAGCCTTTAATCTTAATTCCCAGTCGTCAACACCTAACAAATGTGCTATTTTATTGTAAAACGACTTGCGAAGTATGTCTTGCCCCCATGTTACAGCCCTGTTTGTGATTGTAACTTGTAATCCTTCCTGTGACCAACCACTAGGCATTTCACCAAAATACAGTGGTAGGACACCATAAACTGCTCCAATTATTTGTCTTAACTCCTTTCTTAATGCCATAAATTCTAATTCTTTCAACGAACCTGTAAAGTCTATCCACTGTGCCATGTTCTTTGCACCCTTTTCACTTTCAACTAAAAGTGGGTGTATCATGTATGGATCTTCTGTCGCTTTCTGTTCTAACATATCCCATGATTTTCTGAATGTTTCGTAATTACGTGAAGCAATTACTAACATACCCCTTGGGGGTCTCATTTTATCGAAATACTTTCTAATATATTCATCCATGTGTGTCAAGGACATTGCCTTTGACCAGACGGAATAAATTGGAGAATAACCGTAGATTAATCCGGGCTTGTATTTTCCTGCCTTCCAAATAACTTCTCCTTCTCCATAAATAACTCTCTTTGGTTGTGGTATACCGATAGAGTATACTGAGTTAACTTCCATGATGGCTTTTAACGCCTGTGCTCCACACTTGTCACAGGTATTTGATGTAAGTCGTTTATCCCTATGTTCAAATCTTGGACATACAAATATTTCATTTCTCTTGTCGTCATATCCTATCCTTCCATCTGAGTCTGCTATCATTGCAACCTGTGGAGGATCAACCCTCAACATTTCCTTTATCTCTGTCTTCTTTTCTGATATGAGTCCAGTGGTATCATCTATCCAATAATTCTTTAAAACAAGTAAATACGCATTGTCAGCAACTTCAAGATCCCTTTCTATCTGTCTTGTTACATCTTCCAAAGTTTGTTCGTTTGAGTTAATTGGTTCATTTAACAAACCTTCAAGTTTCTTCCTATTCTTTGGATCTGGTCTTAATAGTTTGGTGTTTCCACAACTATCACACATTACGTTATCTTCAACAACTTTTAATCCCTTATTTGTAGTTCTTCGCTTCGATTTTGGCAGTGAATTGTCTTCATTATCCTGATTTGATTGGAAAGGTTGGTCATCTGGGAGGTCTGTTACAAGTGGTTCATATTGGAACTCTTTTCCACAATTTAGGCACTTAAACTTGTATTTTTCGACAATTTCAAAGCCATTTTTGAAAATTTCACGATTTAACGTCTCGATTGGAATTCTCAACGCATCGATATTATCTGCCAATTCGTATATCATTATTAGAGGGAACGGAAAAATTGGAAGCTTTGCTCCTGTGTCAGTAGCCATATATGGCTGTGCAATGCTTGGTCTTGTTGTTGTTTCAGTAAAAGCCTTATCAATAGTACCTCTTCCTGATACGAAACCCTTGAACTGATCCCATCTACCCATAGTTTATTCACGATCCACTACTTTATAAACTTTGTCAGGTTTTGTAATGTTTTTGTCAGGTTTTTACTCACAAACCATCTTCTAATCGTGTACTTTCGTGCAACAGCTATCGAAGAATAGATTACTGATATGCTTAGCATCGTAACTACATTATACTCGTCTATACCTTCTGTAAAAAATGGAAGTACAAAGAAATTTACAGGAAGATAGATCAAAAAACCCAACACAATATCAAACAGTGTTTCAGCCATAGATCTCTTACGAGAATCCTTTTTCATTCAACTTCTATCAGTATATTTAATATAAACCTTACTAAACATTATGTGCCTAGTGGTGTGAGTCTGCATACCTGAGTAGCACTAACTGCGAAAGGGAGGGCTGGTCTTAGGCTAGCCAGCTAGGCTTAATCTTTAAGTATTTAAACATTAAGTTAAAGTATGGTAGAACTGGAGTTAGAGGACTACAGTGAGATAATGGATTGGTTTACGTTGGCGTTTGGAAAGAAGGGAAAATCAATGGATAAGCTACCCTCAAAAGCAAAAATGACGTTTTACAAACTACATTTCCTTGCAGATGACAAAATAAAGGAAGAAAAACAGTTGCGTATAGAAGATGATGATGAATGAACACACCCTACATATTGGCTTAATAATTTTAATGTTAACAATGTTACTAGTAATCATTATATATATGACTGGTACAGAGGTAGATATGGTTGAACATTGTAAAGAACATTACAACGCTTCCACAAAAATATGTAATGGTGAATCAATTTAGATGAACGCAGATCACTTTGGCATTGTAGTTACGTTAATCATTATGGCAATATTCATATCCATCATATTTATATCACAAATTAACATTCAGATTTTTCCAACAGAAACAGCAGCACCAACTACACTCAATGACTACTGCGAAAAACTGAATTTGAAGTGTTGACATGGACAACTTCTGTATAATAGATTCTAACGATGAGAGATTTGATTCCAATATTAATTTAGATTTTTCATATACAGAGATAGACGAATGGAGGCATAAATGGAATCCAAGAAAACATCTTGATAGAAGTGGGCGACCTAGAAAATGGGGATTCGTAACATACAAGGTAACAAACACATCTGACAACTTTCCTGAAAATGAATTTGAGGATGCAGCACTATCCATTGCTTTAAGACAGTGGGGATTCAGGTGTAAAGAGATTAGATTTAAGAGAGAGAGAAATAAAGACAAAGTAGCAGACATTGAGATGAAATTCATAAAAGCCAAGGATGATAAGCTGTTTAAGGAAAGACCTAGCACTCTGGCATACGCCTACTTCCCAAATGGCACACAAATAGGAGGAGATATAACATTCAATGACACTGTGTTGTGGTCAACAAACGGAAAACCTGTAAATGCACATGAGATAAGACCTGATACATACCCTCCAAATACCAAGACAAAACTGCGAACTTATAACATTATCCATACTTTGCTGCATGAATGTGGTCATGCAATAGGCTTAAAGCACTGTGATCAGCACAAAGACTGCATAATGTATCCATACTACAACGGTAGGGTAACACTGCACGACCATGACGTTAAACGCATACAGTCGTTCTACGGTAAACGCAAACTGTATCATCAAGTCCTCGAATACTTCCGTAAACGGATGCTTAGAAAATGGCATTAGGTATTGCTGCCGAAGGCAGCCGATCAGGTGTTAGAAAGACTTATATAACCTGTGCAACGCCAAGAGGATATGGGAAACAAAAAAAGGCTTCAGGAAGTAAATGCGACCATAGAAAGAGTTGTGGAACTACTGTTAGAATTATACCAAGAAAAAAGTAAATTAATCGAGAGATACAATGGCGAAAGTGACTTTTCAGTGCAAAGAATGTAAATGGAGATATGATGGAGATATGGAACATTTATATATAGTATTAAAACATAAAAAGGCACATAGAAAATGACACATAAATATTTAAAAGTAGACCATAGTGGAAAACCTTCAAGTTGGTTGCTTATCATCGGAATATTTCTTTGCTGTACTATCGCCTTGTTACCTGCTGGAGTGATAATGGTCTTTCTGTATTTTTGGCAAGACACACATTCAAGGGATAACAAGTTCTACGCCAATGAGTTAGGCGAGAAAGAAAGGAAGCAATCTGTATGACTGTAAAGCGTAGTGGTGGTATACATGAGTAAACCCAATTCACCTAATATTTGGAATAAGAAGCCTGTCATAATTGATGAAATTATCGTGCCTATTCAACGTATGTTTCCAAACTGTGGTAAATATCCAAAAGGTTGCTTACCTAAAACTAGTTGTAAAGCAGTTCCAAACACTGTCGATTCTACTTTACACATACCAACGCAGACAGAATACACGCTTGAAACTAGAAAACACATCAAACCGCCTAAAGGTTTTGAGGGATGGTAAAAGTCCAACTAGGAAAAACTGGGAAGTTTTTTAACATTAAGGATAGCTGCACACATCCTACCTATTATATTATAAGGTCTGGTCTGTATGAATACGTTATTTGTAAGATCTGTGGCAAGAGTATGGGAGAGTTGCAACAGCCGAAGGTAGATGAGATTCAAAGCAAGGGTAAAAAGGGTAGTTGACGGAGACACCCTAGATCTTGACATTGACCTAGGCTTTCATATAACCCTGAGTGAAAGAGTCCGTTTGATAGGCGTTGATACCCCAGAAACTCGCACAAGGGATCTTGTTGAAAAAGCCAACGGTCTTAAATCGAAGCGTTTTGTTGAAGAGTTTGCTACTGATAGTGTTTTTATAGAGGTTCATGGTTTTGGCAAGTTTGGTCGCCCACTTGTCGAGTTGTATAAGGATGATGTTAATCTGAATCAAAAATTAATCCAGTTGGGTCTTGCTTCCCCCTACTTTGGTGGCAAGAGGTAGTTGTATTCTTGTATTATTCAAAGTCTTGATTTTTTGAAATTTTCTATATCTACCTAGTATACGGAATATCACTAGTGATAGTGTGTGGAAATGCTTATATACAAGTCTTATAAGTGTTGGTACGGTACATTACGGTACATGGGTCTATGTAGTGCCTCATATATATGTAGCGATCTACCTCCGATCTCAGCGATCTACCTCCGATCACGCAATGATTTATATTGCCAATTGCACTAGTTCCGACAACAACATGGCAAACGATAATACGATTGAGATAGTCGTGCAGTGTTACCCTACCGTTGTAGTATGGATACATTATGCAGTCTTTGTGCTGATCACAGTGCTTTAAGCCTATT